GGAACAGCACCAGCAGCCATAGTTTTCTCCTTGGGTTGTGAGTCCTGTGGAGAAGGCCCGCAGGACCGGGTACGCGCGGGATTGCGCGAGCATGAAAAAAGCGCCCCAGCGGGACGCTTCAAGAACTTGGGTTGTGGGTTAGGCGGGTCGTGACGTCCACTCGAAGGACGCCTCGCCCACGTACAGGAAGGGCTTTACAGACGGGTCTTCTTTCACGGGCCTTTGCGGACCGAGGACGACTTTCGACGGCTGCCGTCCCTCTGCTTCGAGCATGTGACCGGTCAGTTGGCGAACGACGCGCGACAACATGCGGCGCGCTGTCGCCTCGTCCACAGCGACGACCTTGATGCTCACATCGAACTCAACGGTGTCGTCGAACGTCTGAACCTGGGTGAACCGCTCCTGCGGGACGTCTAGCGCGGCAGGGGTGTACAGCACCACGTAGTTGTCCCGGATCAGACTCCCGTCCGGGCTGTGCCGAACCGTCCCGTACACGCGACCTGCCAAGCCCTGACCGGCCTCGATACGCGCCTTCAGCGCATCGAAGTATTCGTCGATCACAGCCCCTCCTTGAGGGTGTCCTCGAGCGCCTTCGCAAGCCCCCGAATGAAGTCCGCCTCGTTCTTCCGCGCAGCATCACGGCCCGCGAACTGCGGGGCTGAGCGCACGTTGCCTCGAGCCTCCTCCACGAGACCGAACGAACCCGAATCACCCGGCGTCGGGCCGATCTCCGCACCGATAGCGCCGTCCTCAAACTTGAGGTCGTAGTCGATGTCCGCCGCGTACCCGCCGAGGCCGGTACGGTCCGCGGCTTTCGACCAGTCGTCCTTCACATGCCGGGCGGTCACCTCAACGGCCTTACGCACGTTCGGTGCGGCCTTCGCAGGCACCAGCGCGAGGTCGACGACCAGTTGGCGGAGCTCGGTGAAGTCGAACGTGATTCCGTCGCTCATCAGACTTCCTCCACCGGGTACCGCCACGCGGTCACAGCCCCCATAGAGGGCCGGTCGGAAACGCGGAACACGCGCCCCACGAGGCCGGGATCCATCGTGGACGCCAGCACACGCACGAACGTGTCAGGGGGCGCGTTCACCGACCCCACCGCCACATGCACCTCAAGGCGGGACACGACCGGGTACTGACCGGCGACCTCCGGGTCCCGCCCCTGGAACGACGCCATCTTCACCCGCCCCGGAACGGTCCCCACGTTCGTCTCTACCGTGGTGACCTCGAACGTGGCCGGGTCCGTGGTCTCCGTGGCCGTGAAGAACTTCAGCCGCTCCGTGAACCGCGACTCCGCCTGCCGCCTCAGGGACGGGAGTCCCTGACCGATCTCGTACCCAAGGTTCACCAGTCGGGCCCCTCGAAGATCGGGTACCCGGCGATGTCAACCCCGCACGAGCAATCCACCCCGCCGAAGTACAGGTTGCACCACGGCAGATGCAGCGAACCCGTACCCGCCATGTCGATAGCGAACGCACCAGACGGCTCCGTGAGCCCCAGCAGCGTCCACCACTCGTCAAGGATCGTCACCCGACCCTTACCGGACTTGTACGTCTTCGACGTCGAGCCGTCATCAACCGAGAGCGTCACCTGCGTGGCGTCGTCAGGCCGGCGCACATGCGCAACCACAGCCTCACGAACCACATAGTCAACCTTCGCCTCGTCGAGCTCGTCCACATCGAGCGCGAGGCGACGCGACTCGATCAGCATCTCCGCGTCAGCGATCCACAGCGTCCACTGCTTGAACTGGAACTCGTCAGGGGCGGCCACACCGAGCGCCACCGCAATAGTGTCCGGAGTCACAGCCATGCGACCGCCCCCTCCCAGTTAGTCCTGCTTCTTCTTGGCCCGCGGTTTACGCACGGGCTTCGGGGCGGGCTGGTCAGCCTCGTAGGGTTCCCAGCCGAGACGTTCCGCCTTCTCGTCGGAAACAACAACCACGACGCCCTGCGGGCTGACCAGCCGTCGCATTAGGACTCGTTGACGGCGTTCTTGATGACCGCGAACGCGTTGGTGTCCATGATCGCCCAGCCGAACACGATCTCACCGCGGAGGGCGATCTGGTTCGCGGCCTTCAGGTCACCGAGACCGTCCGGGTTGCCGTACTCGATCTTCTCGATGCCGATGTTGCGCTGCACGCCCCAACGGATCTGAGCGAAGTCACCGACGATGGCCTTGACGTTCGGGTTGACCGACTCGTACGCACCGCCGACGATGGTCGCCTCCGGGGCCGAAACGGTGTCGGACACCGACGCACGCAGACCCTCGAAGTTTGTGACGTTCACACCGAACCCGAGCTCGGGGTACTTCTTGCGGCCATCCGAGTAACGGTCGGTCGCGAGCGTCCACGCGTACGACGGGTCGAGGGCGATAGCGTTCGGGGTGAACCCGTCCGCGATCACGAGACCAGCCGCCGTCTCGACCTCGATGTCCGAACCGCGGTTCGCGTTCGAGTCGGTGCCGTCCAGGATCTCGACCGAGTTGGCCGAGTCGAGGATCTTCGTCGGCGCACCCGAGAGGGCCTTGCCGTCGAGCGGGTTGATGGCGTGGTACACACCCAGGTCGAGGGCACGGTACAGCGCGTTACCGATGGCGTCCGCCATCGTCTGAAGCGCGCCGAGCTGGTAGTCCTCGTCAGCCCACTGGACTTCCTGGTTGAACCGCAGCGTGACCTGCGCCTTGCGGGGCACGACGGTCTTGTAGCTGAAGCCGACGTCCGAACCGGCCTTCGTTCCACCTTCAGCGACGAACTGCGCCTTCGGGCGGGTCGTGAACGTCATCAGCTGGGTCTCACCGAAAAGCATCGGCTCCGACCCCGAAAGGGCCGCAACCGTCGAACCGGTGACAGCCTTCGACCAGATACCCGAAGCGAGGTGCTTCGGGAGGCTGAAGGCGGAAGTGGCAAGTGATGCCATGTTCTTCTCCTTGGTTTATTCGGCCCCGCCGCCGAACAGGTTGCTCGCGAGGTTGCGGAGCTCCTGTTCCTCGGAAGTGCCGGAGTTGATGGTGCCGCCCTCGTTGCGGGCGACGTTCCCCTGTTTCTTGAGGTCCGCCTGACGGGCCGCAAGGCGCTCAGCCTGCGTCGTCAGAGTGGCCTCATCCGTACCGGTGAGGAAAAGATCGGCGTCAGACGGGGACCCGTCCTTGCCCTTCTCGGTGCTGACCCCGAAGCGTGCGGCGACACTGGCCCGAAGAGCCTCAACCTTGGTGGTCTTCAGCTCGGTCTCAAGCTCGGAAAGACGGTCCTCGAGCGTTTTCGCGCCCTCGGCCTTCGTCTTCAGGTCGTCGTAGTCGGGGAAAAGCTGCTTGGCGAGACGTTCGGCCCGATCCCTAACGATCCGGTCGACCTCCGCCTGCGTGAATGTCTTCTCCTGCTTCTGCTCCGCGCCCTCCGGTGCCTTGTCCGGCTCAACCTGGGGGGTTTCCGCGTTGTCAGCCATCGGTACTCCGTTTCCGTGCCGTCGCACATACCGCGAAACCGTCGCGTACGGCCACAGGGGACCCCGTGGAAGCCTTTATTCCGGGTAGTGGGCGTCCAGGTACGCCTTCACCGCCGCCCTCTGAGCGGGCGTCTTACGCCGCGCCGACGCGACGTACTGCATCATCCCCACCTCAGTGCCCGGGTCATTCGACGCGAACACCGGCTCCGCGATGCAGAAACAGTTCGGGGAGTGTGCGGCGAACCGCACCGTGTCCTTCCGGTACACCGCGCCCCGGTCAGCGAGCATCCGACAGAACCGGCACGCCCCCGGCGAGGTGATACGACGCCAACCCACCGACTCCGGGTCACGCTTACGGTTCTCCAACGTCGTAACCCGGTTCGGCAGAGCCGTCTCGTACTCCACCACCTCAGCGAGCCGCGCCTTAGCCGCCAACTCGTCACCGGTCAGCAGCGGATCCGCCGCCCACGCGATAGACCGGCGAATCTTCACCGTCCGATCCACCAACACCAGTTCCGTCACGAACGCCCGCTGCGCGCCGGCGAGTTCACGGGCCTCCTCGTAGAAGTCCACCGCCAACGCCGCCGACCCCGCCGAGAAATACGAGATGATCTCCGGCACACCATCCAACAGCGCCGCCCTACGAGCCTCAGGGGCCCCACCGACAGCCTCAAGGAACCCCGTCGAGGTCTCGACCGCCTCAGCCGTCAGAAGCCGCAGAGCCGCCTTGGACTCGTCCGCCGTCACCATTCACCCTGTTCGCCAAAGCACGCACAACCGCGCGCCCCTCCGCCTTCGACTTCTCAGCCAACGCCCGACGAATCTGCAACTCCGACAGCCCCAGCAGTTCCAGACCCACCTCAGTGTCAGCAAGCCACGGGACAGCCGCGATCTGCTTCAACCCGGCGTCAGCCGCCGCCGAACGTGACAGGTACCGGGCTCCACGCCAATCCGTGTCGATCGACCGCCACGCGTCCGGCACCTCGTCCAGACCGTTCTGGATCGCAAGCGCCCGCGTCACCGTCCTACGGATACTGATCGCCCAGTCATCCTGAGCGCCCTCAGCCTCAGCGATCAGCGCCTCACGCGCCTCCGAGAACGAATCCGCCGACGTCGGGTTAGCCATGTCCGTGAGCGCGAAATCCGCATCCGACAGGTCGAACTCACGCGCCGTCAACTTCGCCAGAGCGTTCAGCTGAGCCAGGTGCGCTTCCGGTGTCTGCGCCGAGAACTGCTTGATGTCCGCACGCTGGTTGATCGCCTCCTCGTCGTCCGGGATACCGAACACACGCCCCAGAGCAACCTGCCACGACGCCTTCTGCGACCCATCCGGGTTCTTGAAGATCGACTCATCCGCACCCAGCATCACCAACTGCGGGATGCTGTAAATGTCCATGTGCCCTTCCATGCGGACAAGCGCACGAACAGCCGCGTCCTGAAGACCCATCGTCGACCGTGTGATACGGGACCGGCCCATCCGACGCGAAGCCCTGGGACGGTACACCATCGGCTCCACAGGCACACCCCACGGGTGCCCAGACCGCTCCACAACCCACCCGGAGACGTCCTTCTCCGCACTGATCGTCAGCCCGTCGAGATACAGCACGAACCCGGTAACGTTCCCGTCCTTACGGGCCGTCACCGACAACGCATCATTCAGGCGACGGGTCCGGTTATTCCACGTGCCCGTCACGTTCAACGCATCCTTCGCGTGAACCAGAGCCCGCGGCTCATCCCCATCCCCACGCGTCGTAATCAGATACGACACCCCATGAATCAGCGAATCCGTACGGGCCGCGTGGATCTCCGACAGCAGGAAGTTCGAATCCATGAGCTCACGGACACCCAGCGAATCCAGGTCACCCTCAGGCCACACCATCCGCTCAAGAATGCAACGACGCGCAAGACCGTCCACACCCTTCGCGTTCCACCCCAACACAAGCCCCAGACGCTTGTACTGCGGAGGAATCACCGAACCAACCTGCTTGATGGCCCGCTTACCGTCATACACCGACGACCGGAGGAAGTTGCGCTTCCAATGCCCATCCAACTTCTCAACGAGCCGGTTCAGAGTCCGCTCCTCGTCGTCCGTGAGACCGGGAACACGCAGCTTTTCGCTCACAGAACCACCGCCGTCCTAGTTCCCTGACGCCTCGTCGGGCGTTTCACGTTCTCCTGTTGCGCCCCCCACAGGGCCAATGTCTCCGCCACAATCGGCGTGATGTCAGATGCCGCGTCCTTACGGTTCCAAGCCCACCCGGACCCGAGCGGACGCTTCCGCGCCAACGACAGCGCCACGTTCACCTGCGGCTGATCCGTGTGCAGCACCGTGCCGTCATGCACGGCATCGAAGAACTTCGCGCACGCGATAGCCATGTCCCGGCCCTCCGCGCCCGCCAACGTCACCTCAACGTCCGTGCCGGCGAGGAAGTTGCGGCCACGCCGGTTCTCAACCAGCCCAGACATCTCATCGACCACGACCGCATGCAACCGGTTCTTCTCCGACCGCTGCTTCACCCACGGGATAACCCAGTCCACCCCGCGGCGGGACTCGTCGAGCTCCACATGCCACTTACCGTCATGACGGCGACCCGACAACGCCACCGACGCCACCGACCTGTCCGGGGGCACATCAATAGCGAGCGTCAACCGCTCAACCGGCATCGAAGCCGGGTCCGCAGCGTCACCCCACGTCTTCTCATCAATGACGCGGGCAACCGAATCCGCGGCCCACATGCCAAGTCGTTCCATCGCGAACTGCTCATCCGACATAGCCGAACGCTCAGCCTCAATCGCGTCACGCGAGATCCGCGTCCCATACGCCGGGTTCGCCTTACGCCACGTCGCAACGTCGTCGAAGTTGTCCCCAACATCAGCGGACCACTCGAGGTACGCGAGGCGGCGACCCGTCTTCTCCAACGCCTGCTCACGCAACTGCGCGAACACCTCACCGTCATCCTGCGGAGTCGGCGGCGTCCCCAACAGCCACGCCTGCGGGTTCTCCCGCGCCGACATCGTAGGCAGGATCGACGACCACGCCGGCCGCCCCAGAATCTGCGCCTCATCCAACAGCAGACAATCAGCCGAGAACCCACGCGACCCAGACACCGACCGCGCCTTGATACGGATCGTCTGACCACCCTTGAACCGGATGTACTCACGGTTCAAAGCCTTCATCACCGAATCCACCCGCTTCGACAGCGAAGGGTTGTCGTCGATGATGTCCAACAGTCGCTGGAACACCTCACGGGCCGTGTCAGTCTGATGCGCCGAACAGATGATCGTCTTCTCACCGAACAGCAACACACCAGCCAACGCACGCGCCACAATCAGCTGCGACTTACCGTTCTGCCGCGGAGTCGAAACACCAACCAGACGAGCCGCCCACTTACCATCCGACCGCTCACCCATCGCGGACTCAAACACGTCCTCCTGCCAGTCATCCAACGGGACACCCAGCCCCGCCGAAAGATCGGCAACATCAGCCCACGAATTAGCGTGAGCGGGAGGCGCGAACCGAACCCGAGCCGGCGCTTGCTCCGCGAGCGGCGCGCCGCTGCGCGATTTCGTCGATGGCATCGCCAGATTCCTTAGGCCCCTCGAGTTTGTCGATCTCATCCAGGACCGACTGCAACCGACCCGACAACGACGCCAGATCCCGAAGCGACTCGCACCGCTCGATCTGCGAGGCGAGAATGTCGCGCAGATCACGCAGAGCTGCCAACCTGTCACCCGATGACGCCGACTCCGAAAGACTCATGACGCCCTCGCAAACAGTTCGGTGTGATAGTCCTCTGCCCCGCGGATGCAGTTACACCAGCGGTGAGCGGTACGCAGATTGTCGAGCGTGTTCGCCCCGCCCTTGGATCTCGGAACGATGTGGTCAAGCGACGGATACCAGTCCGACTTAGGGTCCGCGTCGCGATCCACGGGTTCGCCACAGATCTGGCAGGTCCACCCATCGCGCTCGTACACGGCGATCCGGTTCTTATCGGATATCCACCCGCTGTGCTTCCGAATCGGGTTTCCCTGTGCGCGGCGCTGCTTCCTGTAACGCTGTGCGTTCTCCCTGGACCAAGCACGGCACTCGTCGCACTTGCATTTCATAACTCGGTATCCCTTGTGGGTTCCGTGCGACCAGTTCTCACGCTGACAGGCGCGGCACCGCGGGGTCACGACACCTTGCCGTGCGGCCCACCCCGTAGGTCCGCCGCAGTCTCGGCATGGGACACGCGGGCGCGCCTCCCATTTACAAGCGTCTGAACAGTAAAGCGCTGCACGCCGGTTGCCTAACGGTGCCGAGCAGACCAAACAGAAACCGGATCGCTTGGGCCCGGCCACCGCACGCTTGGGCCTAACCGGAGAGCATGTGTGACAACGCTTTCGCGGCCTTCCGGGGCCCGACCTCCGTAGTCGGTCAGGCCCCGGAATCAGCGTTGGCGCGCTGCCGGGGCCGTTCTACTTAATGTGGACACGGCTCTGTGTGTTACAACGGGCTATCCCCCGAGGTCCTGGGGGCGTGGCGGGGCGGGGACCCTCCCCATCCGGTTGGTCAGTCGAGCGCGCCGCTGCGTCGGATGATTGGTGCCGTGTCCCTTGCGCCCTTCGCGCGATTGCATTGACGATGCGCGGCGCGGACGTTCTCGATGCTGTCGTGTCCGCCTTTTGCGAGGGGGATCACGTGGTCTATGACGAACGAGTGTGGGTCTGTGTGGGGCAGGGCATAGTCGATGGGGTTGCCGCAGATGTGGCAGGCGGCTCGAGTGGCTGCGACCCGGGCCCTGAGCCGGTGTTGGTGCCAGGAGTTCCGTTTCACCACGGGTACCTTCACCCCCTGGGCCTGGTTAGTCGGCTTCGAATGGTGATGCGTACGGGAACCGGTAGAACAGTTGGCGGCGCATGTCGCGGAATGAGACGTCGGTGGTGGACGCGAATGGGCGGGGTAGGGCTCCGATGTACCCGCCCCGTAGTTTCACGTCATGCCTGGCTTTGCGGGCCCCTGTGATCCATTGGTTTCCGTAGAGGGTTCGCCATTGGGGTGGGTTGGGGCCGGGGTCGATGTCGAGTGTTTTCGCCATCTGTGACTTGAGGCACGGGAATGGCATGTGGAGCTCGTAGGAGAGCGCGTCGCCGGGCAGCAGGGATGCGGTGTGGTGCATTGATCGGGACCACCAGTCGTCCCTGCCGCGGAGGATCGCGAGGTGTTCCTTCAGCGTGCAGCGGTAGAGCTCCGGGAAGCGGGTCACGGGGTCCGTGAGCATGAAGTCATCGTTCATCGCGACTACCCGCTCGGGAACTTCGTCCCAGTTGAACGCGGCGACAAGGTTGGCCCACACGTTTTGCGGTTTCCCGATTGATGGGTTGCCTTTGAGGAAGTGGACGTTGGTTACCCAGGATGGTTTGTCTCCGACGATGTAGACGGGAACGTCGGGGAAGTAGGTGTGGACCGATCGGAGGCTGACGCGCAGCTCGGGGTTGTCTCCGGGGCGGACTATGTAAACGAACGCGTCGAACTGGTTCAACCCGGTCACCTCACGTGAAGTCTCGGCGGAGCGGTGCTATGCCTTGCTCCACGCAGTAGGCGATGTAGTCGCTGCTTGTGTGGTTGTGTCCGATTCCGCACTCACACGGGTGGGTGTCGATGGGTGGGGGTTCGTGTTTGCAGGTGTGCATGACGCACCCCCGAAGTGTTGGGTGTGGAGATCAGTTGTCGTATTCGGCGAGGAGGCGTAGGTTCTCGGCCTGGTGTTGGTAGTAGGGGTCGTTGGGGATGTGGGCTCGTCCCTCATGGCGGTGGAGGATGAGCCGGC